CAGCTGGTTAGAGCACAGCATTCATAATGCTGGGGTCGGCAGTTCAAGTCTGCCCATAGCTACCACTTATAAATCAACCACTTACGTGTAAGTGGTTACTTCGCTTACTGTATAACCGTACAGCAAGGAAGAATAAAGGCTCCGAAAGGGGCCTTTTTTGTGTCTGAAATTCAAGAAACAGAGTAAGAAAAGGGTAACGTCTTCCCCCTGGTCGAGAGAAAAGAATATCTTTTAAAATCAGATACTTAGAAGTAACAAATGTGCACAAACTGATTTTAAAGACAAAAAATGAAAATCAAAAACCTATAAGTGCCGGTGAAAATTTAACAGCCTGATCTAAGTAATCAGGAGCAAAGTGGGAATAGCGCATTGTCGTTTTAATGTCCGAGTGGCCTAGAATTCTCTGAAGTACGAACAAGTCACCACCATTCATCAGGAAGTGAGTTGCAAAGGTATGGCGTAATACGTGTGTCATTTGTTGTTCTGCCAACTCTAACCCCGCCCTACTTACAGCAGACCTGAACGCCGATCTACAAGAGCTGAACAAACTCTTATCACCTGATGGCTTGATAGCTAACCTGAGTTCATTCATAAACGCAGGATCGACAGGAACAAACCTGTTTTTACCGTTTTTAGTGTTCAGGTATCTAATGCCCGGCTTCGGTTGCATTACTAACTGATGAACCTTAAGCCCTTCGGCCTCATGCCAACGACACCCAGTAGACAGACAAATACGAGCAACCCAGTAAACCGAGGTACTGCGAGACTCACGTAGGGACTTAAAAAGAGTTTCAATCTGATAGCGATCAAGATAAGAAAGCTCTGTTTCAACTACTGAGAATTGACGAACTAGTGCCAGTGGGTTTTCTGTTAAATACTGAAGGCGTACAAGCTCAGAAAAAACAGCACGGAGATAACGAAGCTCATGATTCAGCGTACTGTTGGAAACAAAGTCAGAACGATAAGCACGATATTGAGAAAAATCACGAGCAGTAAATTCTGAAAGTTGAGGGTTGCCCATTCGATCAGAGATAGCGAGAGTTCTACTGTAACGATACTTAGCATCTTTAAGGGTATGTCCGTGTATTTTGTACCAGAGTTCTATAGCGTCATTTAACGTTTTCATATCAAACCGAAGCCGTTGACCAGTTGTGACCTGATACACCGTTTAAGCGATGCTCAGTAAGCCTAGAATCGACAAAATCAAACAAACACTGGAAGACCTGTTCTGAATCACCGAAAGCACGAAGGCCGAAATAGTCGGCAATATCAGAATCTAATCCGAGAGAAAGAATCTTATTAGTACAATGCTCAGAGGTAAGACCTTTACGAGCAGCCAGACGCAACATATTGCCGATCATCATTGCTACGTTACGACGACCAACGATACCGGGAGTCTTTTTTTGATCCCGGACATAGAGAAATTCATCATCGAAACCGAACCAGTTAACATCTGACTCTATTTTCTGCCATATCGGGTGCACATAGCTCGTACTGTGCTGTAAACGGAAATTGTTCAAGCAGTAAGACCAAAGACCGTCTAAATGGCGTTTAAGATCACGAGCTTCACGGATATGGACAAGCTCACCCGCCTTAATGACATTGCCTTCGCCATCTACCTCCTGAGTTCGATTGAATTGACCATTTTCAAATTGCTTTATCACTGAATGATGAAGACGAAACTCAAGACGGTGGACGGTATCAGGTTCGCCCGTTTCCCTACCGTCGTTATATTCAGACGTGAATGGATCCTGAAGGGACGGAGTATCACGCCAGAGCATTTCCATAAAATCAGCCTTATCAGACGCTACGCACTCTTTAGACTTGTTATACAAGCAAAATTGAAGACTTGAAGACTGGCCAAACATGAAAGTCTCTTTATCACCGTAGGTAAAAGAAGCAGAGGCCATATTATCAAAGTGCATAGATTGAATGCCGGAAACAGACATTTGACGCTTTGAACGACAGACTAAGTTTCGCTCGAAATTATCGGGGATATCTAAGCCTTTGACATCTAAAGCAAGATGCACAGCAACACCAGACGCTTCAAGAGTGTCACCAAATAGACTAGCAATGCCTCTTAATTCAATGGTGAGACGTTCTAAACCGAGTTCATAGATAACCTGAGGGGTAGCTTCGATTTTAAGATGAGGGCCGTGTTCGTCGAGTTCACAATAAAAGCTTTTCAGAAGTACAACAAAGCCATAATTCAAGTTTTTAAGGATGTACTTATACCCGGACTTCTTACCAGAACTTGAAAGCTTCCAATCAATTCCACCGATAGTAATCACGTCAGAAGTCTTATTGTCCCAGTGATTAGATATTTGGTCGAAAACGTCAGGACGCACAGAACAGTTATATAACTGACGGATGGTATCAACACCACGCCACAAAAAACGCATACTAGAAAGATCATACGCGGCCCCCGCCCTTTCAGTCTGATAAACGTCAGAACCTGTTTCAGGATCATACTTACGAGACATCTTTTTATTTTCGTATCTAGCCATTTTCTAAAATCCTATTAAAAAACGTATTTACTGGGTTGTGGAGGAGTTAACCCCCCTTTTAACTTACGTGTTACAGAGACGTAAAACGCTGATGCGTTTTCCTCCTGCGCTGTTCGCTCCGTCGTCAAAACGCACAGCGTTAAAACATTCGCGCAAGCGCGTCATGTGGACAAAAGCTCGTACCTCACTTATTGACCACGATGATCAGGACTCACGTCCTACGGCTTCGCCTACCCCTTGTGGGACGCAAGCGCCCACCACTACTAATAAATAATATTAATTAAGCTATCTATCGGATTTCATAAAAGACGGCTCTAAAGACGTGTCAGCCAGTCTCTGAGTATCCTCTACAGTGTCAGGTGCACAAGTCGCATAAAAGGCAGAATTGCGAGCAACGAGAGAAACAACGCACGCAGACAATATATTTATCTGATAACCGGACGCTTCAAAGTCATCACCAGAAAACTGGAGATCATCATCACGACCTATCGCAGTGAAATAATGTTCACCAAAAAATGAACCGGTGTAATAAAGAGTTCGACCCTGTAAAAGAGTTTGCAGAGGAATGACTAACTGATAATCAAGCGGAGAAACATGCGGATCAGTGACGCGAACAGTATCAGAAGAACGAGTGACACTAACAATCTGAGAAGAAACTTGAGTATCGGCTTCATCAACCGGATTAATACGAGCCGAGTAACGCTGAACAGCGCCGTACATAGTGTAGATAAAGCCACAGAGAGCCAGAAACATAATTGATAAATATATTCTAAGCTTTGGATCGTTAAATATATTTTTATTTTCGTTAGACCCTTTAGCCTTTCCTGTTGCTGTTGATTTGTAACACTCGAAAACTCTAACGTCTGCTTTTCTGACGACTGGCGCACCGATATAGTGAGAAACTGACTTTCCTGATTGTTCTGCGTCATGTTTAAACTCTCGCCATTCGTTTTTTTTCCAAGGTAAAAGGCCCGTCATATCACGATGACGGTAAGCGTATTCAACTACAAGTCGGATTTCTTTATGAATTTTTGCAATATTAGGGGTACTTACATATATGTCCCAGTTGTAGTGTCTGTGCATATCGAATGCACGTTCGACCTGAGTAGGTAGAGTTTCGCCTTCATTACCGAATGAACGCTCCTGACCTTCTGGAACATTAAAAACTGATAAAGAGCGTAAAGAGGTTGGATAAACAGCTTGAGCTTCATCAATAACGATTAAAGCACCTGTTGGTGCCCAATGATGAAAAACAGCCATTTTTTTAAAGTCGTCAGCATTACGCTGAGGAACATTAATTAATTTTGTGCCGTCAGGAATGTCTATTCCCATAACTTCTGAAATTTTATCTATATTGTCCAAACCACGAATATTACTAACGACAGTACGACCTGCCTTTAGGGCTGGAATTACAACGTTTTGAACGATAGCAAAAGACTTAAAAGATCCTGGGGGGCCGTGATGGATAACGCAGGTCATTAAAACAGCCTCATTATCATTGTGGCAGCGTAAGCACTAAAAACTATATTCAGAGCTTCAATAATGCGAAGCCATGAAACAAAAGCATATATTTCTGAATTGAGACCACTTAAACGATTTTCGATTTCTTGAGTAATACCAAGAGAATCAATAACCATTGAGGAAACGTTAAAAGAAAATTGTAAAGCCCAAATTTTAAAATCTATCCAAGAGTAAATAACCCAAGCCGCAGCTCGTTCGAAGAAAGTATCGACCCAGCCATAAGCATCAGTGCTAAAAAAACTGTCAAACATTTGAAGCCATGTTGTAGTGGTTTCAGCAGCCAAAGCAGAGAAGGGAAAAAGTAAAAATACAATAACGAATATTTTCTTCACGAAGATAGACCTCTAAACATAATAAAGGCAGCAGCGACGGAAGCGAGAAACAAGATAAGTTGAGGAAGGAACTGGAGGCCATCTTGAATTTTTGAAGTTCCAAAATTCACAGACGCACCACGTATCTGTTTAACATCATCATAAAATGGATTTTGTGAAGATGACGAAAGCGAAAAAAGGGAAGACAACTGACTTGAGTAATCATCTAATAATTCTAAATATTCGCCCTGCTTTGCAAGGATGCGATCATCCAATGAACCGAACCCCTCAATAGTAAAAGGCGGGCATGGGCCATCTATACATGTGCCGGGGCAATCATCACCGAGACATTGACCACCACCACCGCCGCCACCTGTTCCGTCTCCTTCATCGCCTGAACCTGTACCACCATTGTCAGTATCGCCAGAACCGGTGCCACCGTTATCCGTATCACCTGTCCCAGAACCTGTGTCACCACCAGTGTCAGAACCACCACCATTACCGGGATCAGTTGGATCAGTTGGATCAGTTGGATCAGTGGGGTCAGTTGGATCGGTTGGATCGGTTGGATCGGTTGGATCGGTTGGATCGGTTGGATCAGTTGGATCGGTTGGATCGGTTGGATCGGTTGGATCGGTTGGATCGGTCGGATCGGTTGGATCAGTTGGATCGGTTGGATCATAACTATCGGGGTCTACATAACAAAGATCGGCTGACGAATCATAAGACATGCCTGAATTACAACCACCATCATCATTAGATTCAGCGACACACAAATCCCCAAAGGCAGTAGTACCGGCAGGACAATTAGGAGTTAAATCAGGATCAGAAGCTGAACATGATTTCGTAAAATTATTCCATGCGCCGGGTGAACAACCATCTGTACGATTATCATCTTCATCACCAGAGGGATAATCGATGTAACAAATACCATCAATTAAGTGATGACCGCGCTGACAATCAGGCTTAGAACAATCATATGACTCTGTTGAGTCGTTATAATTACATTCAGTGTCTAATTCACGACAAGACCCATGACGAGAAGACCAATACATATTTACAGGACAATTTTCGGGTGTAACATCAGGATCATTATAGGGGTCGGGCGGCTCATTTTGCTCAGGTTCAGGAAAACAATCAGATTCATGAACACCTTTAACTCTATAGAAGACATCAGCTTCACCGCTGGGGTAAACAAATTCACGATGTAAATAACACTCATACTTAAAATCAGGACGAGACATGCCACCTGAACAATCAGGATCATTGGGAAAGTCGAAAGTCGGCTCTGAAACATTTTGAAAACCACCGGGACATTGTTCGTAAAGAGATGCACTAGCATCATTCACAAACAACGAGAGAGAAATAATCAAACCAAACGAATAAAAAAAGTAACGCATATATCCTCTCTTAAAAATAATAAAAAAGATAAAAAAAGCCCTCCGAAGAGGGCCAAATCAGGACATCCGCCCGGTATAAAATCCGATCAGAAATGCAAAACCGAAAAACACCGCGAGGATGACCGTGATAAGCACAATTAGCCTTTACGTAACATGCTGATAATCATGCCCACGCCGACCATAAGTGCGACAAGACCAATCAGACCAGTAATAGCAACAGACAAATCAGACGAGCCTGATGTGTATGCGTCAGTAATTGCGGTTTGCGTTGCGGCATCAGCGAATGCAGACGAACCAGTAGTAGCACCTACAACAGTGAAGGCAGCACGAGCCAAGTTAGTGCGAGAAAGTTCACGAAGACGAGCAAGTTTATTTTTCATGGGTATAGCCTTTTTCAAGTTCTATTCATTAATTTGACGATAGCGCCAGCAACATGGCCGGTGATAAACGTCACCAAGGTAGCCGCGACAATTGCCGCGAACGTTTCAGGGGAAAACGTTACGAATAGGTCAGCCAATTCTGTAACGTCCGCCGTCTGACTGAATTGCGCGTAATCGACTTTTAACCAGTTATCACAACGAGCATAAGAGCCAGTGGTAATGTCTTGGGTCGAGTCACACACATAAACTATTTGCACTAGCCAGCCTTTTTAGCCGGTGGCGTAGCTTGCTGAATGGCTACAACGTGCTGTGTAATCTTGCCCGCCGCCGTTTTGTTCTTAACCATTACAGTGATATTGATTGGGTAAGCCGCAGGGTCAGCGGGTAAGTCGTTCCAGACACTTTGCTCGCAGCTCAGCTTGACTGGCTGGTGACCTTTTACATCTGGGTTTTCTGATTCGACAATTGCGAAAAGCTGGCGAAGTGGACCGTTATCCATGTTGTAACTTGCGCAACCGATTACGTTTAAATTCATTGGAAATGTATTCATATTTTACAACCTGTTTTATTAGCGGTAATAATTTCAGCCGCGCAGCCGCTGTTCTGCGAAGCAATTTCAGTTTTTAACCGTTCCAAGCACAGACCGTTCAGTTCCAAACGCATAGAGCAGACAAAAGAATGTATCTGGTCGAATTCAGCACCGGAGAGAACAAGAAAAATCAGATAACGAAGGGACAACTCAGGAAGGTGTACAGAGTCATTTTTAAACGCTGCTTTGTACTCATTAAGAGCGACTTCAGAACCAACCGGCAGCAAGGCCATCTGGTCTGGTAGTGGGCGAATCGGCGGACTGACACGCGTGACGCTAGCGATTGATTGCATTTTGACCCCGTTACCCTTCACTACTCTGTTATCTGATTCAGAGAACGCGTGATAGGATGGTTAGTTGAATGTTTAACCTTTTGGCCCCGTGGCAGCGGGGACAAATTCACTATAGGGCAGCGGATAATTATTATCAAATAAAGATAACTATTATCCGATTGTATTTTTATATGAAAGAGACACAACTTGATAGGTTGTTACTATTATGGTCAGAAGAAAGACTGACAAATCCTTGGCTTGAAGATAGAACATCCTCAGACAGGGTCAGGTGGAAAAATATAAAAGCAGGAAAAGTAGAAATCAGAGGGGTAGAAATAGAAGAAATAGGAAAACTCTTTCCTGAATACAAGATGTGGCTAGCATACGGAGAAGAGTTACCAGAAGCCGGTCAAATAAGCCCAATGACCAAGAAGGCACAGAGAACCTTAAAGAATCAGCCCAAGGCAGGCTGATAGCTTCAAGAGTAGCTAAAAGCTGGGGAGCCTAGCTATTCAACACAAGCATCTTTTTTAGCCCTTACCTTCTCAGGAGTACTACCAGACATAAGGGACAAAATAGCAAGGTTACATTCTGGGGAAGACTTAGTACGGGAAGAAACACCGTCAGAAGAAGATATACGAGCAGTGACAGGCTTATAACTAGCAGCAGCATTGCAAAACATTGCTTTTAAACGAGGAACCTGAACAGAAGGAGCATCACCGAATGAGTCCATCGAACAACCTTCCCTAAAGACCTTCAGTGCAGCATGAGTACATTCAGACTTAAGCGTTATGTCATCGACATATTGAGAACAAACTGATTTATGATCAATTTTGTACTTCTGATAAGTAAAACCAACATCAAAACCATCTGATTGAACAACAAGAGTCTTAGGGTTAAGGCCCATGTTTTCCATTAGATTATCGCCTAGATTTTGACCCGGAAGCATAACAAGAGCAGTAAGAGCAGCAGCAAGACCAGCCATAGAAACATCCTTTTCTCATAAGAGCGGACATTCTAGCAAAAGCTAAGACAGTTTTCATAATGCTGGGGTCGGCAGTTCAAGTCTGCCCATAGCTACCACTTATTCTAAAGGCCCCGACGGTTAGTAACTGCTTCGGGGTTTTTTATGCCTGCGTTTCCGACCTCGACTCATAACACTCAAGAAGCTCACGGCCTAAAGGTTTTACAGAACTTCGCTTTATCATTCCGAGCCGCTTTCTGGCGTTTGCCTTGCGTGTTACGTATCCGCTTTTTGGCGTCTTTACAGCGCGTTTTGAATTCCTTCACTGCCGCCATTCGGCAACGTCGATAT